ACGACAAAGATGACGTTATCGGCGAAAGCCGTATGTACGGCACCAGTCGTAGCAGTTACGAAAATGACGGTCCTGTAAAGATCATCATTCGCCACAGTGATCATATAGATCCAGAACAACGTGGTAGTCGTAGCCGTAAAATTCGTGCTATGTATCTTGAAACCGCAGATGGTGAACGCTTCAAACTATCAGAAAACAATCTACGCTATGCACGTGCTATGGCACGCCATGTCAGCGAAGGCGGTCAAATCAATGATGAGTTTGGGCAACATATTACCGAAGTTGCGCAAGAGTGTGGCAAATTGCGCCCATTTAAAGCCGCAATGGTACGCCGTGTTTTTGAAGATGAAGAAACAAAAAGCATGGTTGAAGCTGCATTTGAATATCACAGCTTGCTAAAAAATACCCTAGGTAAAATGAGTGGCCGCAAAGGTTACCAACAGTGCAAGGAACAATTTGTTGCTACTAGTACTAGTTATATTCCAGAAGAAGATTTTGACGTTAACGCTCTCAAAGAAAGATTTGTTAAACGTACATTTAATGAACGCATGAGCGATGCGTTACCGATAGTTTATAAGGCCTATAATATGAAGAAAACTAATAAATTTGCCGAGAGCTTTGAAAGCTGGGCTAACACTGTAGCAGAAAGCTGGGACGAAGAGCCTATTAACGTTGATGATTTAGCAGATGTGTTTGCTGAAGAATTACCGTTGGGGGTTGATGCTGTTAATGCTATTAATGCAATTAGCGGTATTATTAACAGTAATAAATTAGAAGAAATATTGTTACACGCTTCAAAAGAAAATTCAGAAGCGGATGCACGTGATATTATTATGGATTGGGTATACAACAATGTGCCCGAAGTATACCAAGAACTAATGAACGAGATTGGTGATGTAGAACCCGCCGATCAAGGATTGGGCGAGTCAGATACAGGTGATACACCATATAACAAAATGTCTAGAAGTGAATTATTAGACTATTTACATTTAGATCCACTAATAGCACAACATATTCCAAACGAAAAACTACGTGCAAAAGCTGAAGAAAAATCACAAGATATGACAGAAGGTGATACATACGGTTCAGGCGATGGAGGTATGGACGGTACCGTGTATGAAGAAGAAGGTGAAAGCGATTGTTGTGAAGCCATACAGTCAGCAATTATTCGTCGTATCATCAACCAACATAAAGACTTATTAGTTAAACACGGTCCACAAGCAATTATGGACGCGGCCAGAGATGTTGCTGAATGGGTTGGTGAAGTTGAAGAAATTGGCTCTAGTGACGTTAGTGCGTATGTTCAACAAGTTGTTGATCAGTTAGAAGGCAGTAATGAAGTTGCAGAAGAATATAAGCCACGCGAAGAAAAACCTTTAACATATAAAAAAGAAGCACCAAGTAAAAAACGTCAGAATGCAAAATACTATGACTACCTAGCAAGAACATTAGGCGAAGCATTAGAAGCAATGGCACCATCGGATAGTTCTAGTCCATTATCACACGCTCAAGAAGAGTATTGTGATGAAGTAAATGAAGGCAAGGTAAAAGAAGTTGATATGGATCTTAAAGATCTTACAGATGAAGAATTTCAGGCAAAGTATAGTAAAACTAAAGAAGAAATGCGTGCAGCATTAGCAGAAGGATTCGATGACCACGTTAACAAAGATGAAAAACTAAAACGTATGGGCGCAAAAGAATTAAGCACATTAGATAAACTTAAGATAATGCCTAGTCAAATGAAAGCCTTTGCTAAAGGTGATAGTGAAGACGACTTACTACATTACAACAAAACGAAATCAACAAACGAAGATGCACAGTTTAATGAAGATATGATACAGATGCGTAGAATTGCAGGCTTAATAAAGTAAAACAACAATTATAAATCAATAAAAAAGGCACTCGAGGGTGCCTTTTGTTTTGGTTAAAATATTTAAATATTTCTCTTGCGAGATAAATAATTATAACGTATAGTATATATATGCTTACGTTATTAGGCATTTAAAAGACCAACTTAAAACACAAGGAGTTACACCATGGCAACATCATTAGCAGAAATTCGTGCAAAATTACAAGCACAAGAAAACCGCAGTTCGGGCGGCAGTCAACAACAAGGCGATAACGCTATCTACGCTCACTGGAACATTCCAGAAGGCACAAACGCAAGAATCCGTTTTTTACCAGACGCAAATCCAAAGAATGACTTCTTCTGGGCAGAGCGTTTAATGATCAATTTAACATTTGCTGGCGTAAAAGGCCAAGCAGATAGTAAACCAGTTACAGTTCAAGTACCATGCGTTGAAATGTATGGCGAAGCTTGTCCAGTACTTGCAGAAGTACGTACATGGTTTAAAGACGCATCATTAGAAGAGATGGGTCGTAAATATTGGAAAAAGAAATCATACTTGTTCCAGGGCTTTGTACATGAAAACCCAATTGCAGATGATACAACACCAGCTAATCCGATTCGTCGTTTTATCATCAGCCCACAAATTTTCAACTTAATTAAAGCAGCCTTGCTTGATCCTGAGTTAGAAAACTTACCAACAGACTACCAAGGTGGTTTGGACTTTACCGTTAGCAAAACATCAAAAGGTGGGTATGCTGACTACTCAACTAGTAAATGGTCACGCAAAGAATCTGCATTAACAGCAGACGAAGCAGAAGCTATTGAAAAACATGGCTTGTACAATCTTAGCGAATTCCTTCCTAAGAAACCGAGTGATGTTGAGCTTAAAGTTATCAAAGAGATGTTTGAAGCATCAGTTGATGGTCAAGCGTATGACACAGAGCGTTGGGGTAGCTACTACCGCCCACGTGGTGTTAGTGCACCAGCAGGTGGAGCAACAGCAGCACCTGCAGCACAATCTGTAGCACAATCAGCACCTGCGGCATCGACCCCAGCGGCTAGTGCACCAGTTAGTGAGCATGTTGAATCAGTAGATGTACCGTTTGAAACAGATAATGTTACACCTACAGCACCGGTAACAGCACCAGCGGGCGGCGGACAACGTGCTGAAGACATCCTTGCAATGATTCGCAATCGTCAAAAAACATCTTAAGTTAACGTAAGATCGGGGTAGAGTCTGGTACTCTACCCTTTTTTCAATAAGGATAAATCATGGCGAAACCATTCGACATTAGTAAATTTAGAAAGTCAATTACTAAAAGCATTGAAGGCTTAGGTATTGGCTTTAACGATCCAACAGATTGGATTAGTACAGGCAACTACACATTAAACTACCTACTTAGCGGAGACTTTAACAAAGGTATTCCGATGGGTAAGGTAACTGTGTTTGCTGGTGAATCAGGTGCAGGTAAATCATTTATCTGTTCGGGTAATATTGTACGCCACGCACAAGAGCAAGGCATTTATGTTATCTTAATAGATACAGAAAACGCACTTGATGAAGCATGGTTACACGCACTAGGTGTAGACACAGACGAAAGCAAACTGCTTAAACTTAACATGGCTATGATCGATGATGTGGCTAAGGTTATCAGTGACTTTGTTAAAGAGTATCGCACACTTCCAGAAGAAGACCGTCCTAAAGTGTTGTTTGTTCTAGACAGCTTAGGTATGATGTTAACTCCGACAGACGTTAATCAGTTTGAAGCAGGTGAAATGAAAGGTGATATGGGGCGTAAACCTAAAGCACTTACAGCACTTGTACGTAACTGTGTAAACATGTTTGGTACATTAAACTTAGGTCTAGTAGCAACTAACCATACGTATGCGTCACAGGATATGTTTGATCCAGATGATAAAATTTCAGGTGGTCAGGGCTTTATCTACGCAAGTTCGATTGTTGTAGCTATGCGTAAACTAAAACTTAAAACAGACGCTGATGGTAACAAGACTACAACTGTTAACGGTATACGTGCTGCTTGTAAGATTATGAAAACACGTTATGCTAAACCGTTCGAGTCAGTACAAGTAGAAATTCCATATGAAACTGGCATGAGCCCATACAGTGGATTAACAGACATGCTAGAAGCTAAAAACTTGCTTAAGAAAGAAGGCAACAGTTTAGTTTATACGCTATCAGACGGAAAAACTATTAAACAATTCCGTAAAGCATGGGAACGCAACGAAGACGGTTCATTAGACAAAGTAATGAAAGAAATTTCATCTAATGTTAACCCTTTGCTAAGTACTGAAACTACAGTAGATATAGACGAAGACTTATCTGAAAACGTAGTATTAGAACAAGGAACTGAAGAATGAACGTAGAATTAGATGTATTGGGTGAAATGTGGTTAACTTGTAAAGAATATATTAATCCCAAAGATAAACAGGCCGCTGCAGATCATGTAGTTAGTGTAGTAGCCGATCATAATATCACCGAAGCCGATCTTAAAACATTTGGCGGAACTGACAGCTATCTTAAACGTGCAGTTGAGGAATATTTAGGTGAAGAAGTTGACGCAGACGAGGAAGAAGATTTCGACGGAAGCGACGACTATTAAATGAGTACTGGAAAATATTTTCCAATAAAAACTACAACAGCATGTCCATTAAAGTGGAACTGGAGTACAATATATTTAAATACCGGAATAACAGCATCATGTCATCGCACTGCTTTTAGTGAACTTACGGCAGAAAACTTTGTTGAATTTCACAATACACCGGAGAAGTTAGAAGATCGTAAAAATATGCTTGCAGGTAACTGGCCCGATTCTAATTGTGCATATTGTCGAAAAATTGAAGAAGTTGGCGGAGTTAGTGATAGAAAACGACATCTAGCTATACCTAATTTAATACCGCAAGAACTTGACATAGATCAAACTGTGACTCAGGTAACCCCTACAATTGTAGAGATATATTTTAGTAATGCATGCAATTTGGGGTGTTTATATTGCCGTCCGTCGTTAAGTTCTACTATTAATAGTGAAAATCAAAAATTTGGTAAGTTTTCTAGTAATGGAGTAGAACTTATTACTCATGACGGTCAGTTTAAAGATTTAGTTTCGTATTTTTGGCAATGGTTTCCTAATGGATTCTCTAAAGTTAAACGCCTTCACGTTGCTGGTGGTGAACCGCTAATTCAAAAAGAATTTGAAAAACTTTTAGATATGATTGAACAGTATCCAAGCCCGCAATGTGAGCTTAATATCATAACTAATCTTATGATAGATAAAACTCGTTTAGAATATTTTGTAACTCGAACAAAGCAATTAGTAATGAAAAAAAGTCTACGTAGGGTTGATATTACGTGTAGTATTGATTGCTGGGGCATTGAGCAAGAGTATGTGCGATGGGGACTTAAGTTAGATCAATGGGAAGAAAATTTTAAATATCTATTAGATCAAAAATGGTTAGTTGTTAATGTTAATCAAACTATATCTGCTCTGACTATAAAAACAATGCCGGAGTTTTTAATTAAATTAAAAGAATGGAGTCGTATCCATAAAATAGGTCATTCTTTTAGTGGTGTTGAACCAGATCCATCATATTTAAAAGCTGAGATTTTTGGTTCTAAAGAGTTTGTTGAGGTCTTTGATACAATATTATCATTATTGCCGCAGGATACAGACGAAGCAAAATTATCTTACAAATATATGCAGGGCATTCAGACACAAGCTACTTCTGGAACGTTAAATACAGTTGAAATACAAAAGTTAATAACATTCCTTAATGAAAAAGACCGTCGCCGTGGCACAAACTGGCGAGAAATATTTTCTTGGTTGGAGAAGTATGATGTGGTATAGTCGCGTGGTTGCTAATTTGGGAGATATACCCGATTTCATAACACATTATGAAAATGAATTATTGCAGGCAAAAAAAGAAGTGGGAACCTACGGAAACATTGAAAAAAACTTAGCAAATCTGCCGGGCATTACTGAGCAACGCTTTAACCAGCTACAAGAAATTGAAGCAGTGCTTAACTACCTTAATATACAGTTA